GTCTCTTCTGATTGAATCTAAGATAGGGTTAACACTATCCAAGAATTGTTGTCTAACGATTTGGTCGTTTTGTTCGAACAACAATCTTACCGCTACTGCTGAAATCAACTTACGAGCTTGAAGTAATAATCTTCTTACGTTCAATCTGTTAAGAGCTGTGTCAGCAACTTGTAACGTTTTGTTACCCCAAATTACAGTTCCAACATCAGAGAAAGTTGCGATAGGGTTGATTCTACCTTGATAAAGTGTATCTCTATCTTCTTGAGTCAACTTAACTCTCGCTTTGATTGAGTTTACAAGACCTCTTGTGTAACCCGCTGACGCGAACCAAGGGAATGCGATGTTATCTGTCAACGCTAAGTTTCTACAAACTTCACCTGTTGGAGGTAAGTAGATTTGTGTATTGTTTACAGTATCTCTTGTTAAAATCCAAGGGTAGTAAGTTGCTGTGTAGTTAGAGTCAATTCCTGTGTTATCTAAGTTATCAACCGCCTCTTGTGGGTAGATGATATCTAAAGAATTAGTAGCATCAGGAGTAAACATTTGGTAGTCAGGAGTTGTTGCGATATAAACCGAATCCGCTCTTGAGAACTGTACCATGTCAATCGCTTCTTCAACTAAATTTGAGTTATTAACATAATCAATACTTGACGTAGCAAATACGTTGATGTTAGTAGATTCAGGATTAGCGAATGTTAAGATACCGAGTAAGTAAGCGTAGTAGTCAGTGTTAGCAAAATCTTGTGTGTTATTTTGAACAACAATTCTCTTGAATAAACCTTGACCTGTTGCTGTTGGGTATCTTGTTGAAGCCGAAGCTCCCGCTAAATAACCTGAAGAACCTAATTGGAATCTATCTTGGTTTGTTCTAAATTCTCTATAGATATCCCAACCGTCGAATCCACCCGCGAAACATACTGTGTACTTTCTTGAGTAAATAAAATAATAGGGGTTTTCTTGAGTTTCTGGGTCTCTTGTGAAATCAGCAACTCCACACTCAAACGCCGTTTCTCCACTTGTTAAGAAAGAGTTCGAGATTGTAACCACAGTAGCACCTGAGTCCATGTGGAAACCTTTACTTAAGTAGTTCCAAGCTTGTCCTTCAACAGGTACTGCTGAAGATACCCAATTAGATGGGTTTTGTGTTCCTTTGTATTGTAAGAATGATTCATCAACTCCGAATTGACTTGAGAATCCTAAATAACTTCTTCTAACAATATCACCAGCGGATTCTGTCGCATTTGCTGAAGCTCCGAATGGTGGATTATAAATTACTTCACCAGGGAAGTAGTATTTTGTTTTGTATACAATATAAGGTGATGGGTTCAATACTGATTCATACTCTCTTTGAGTGTATCCGTAGAATCCACAAGGGATAGCATCTACAGGAGCCTCATCAGCCATTTCAACCATAATGTATCTCGAAATCAATGCGTATTCACCATCACTAGAACCAATTTTCTTCGCAACGAAGTTGTTTGATAATGGGTCCATATTACAGTTAGTGAATTTTTCAATAACAACAGGGTTTGCATCTGTATCGAAGAAGTTTCTAACTAACACATCAAATGTCATGTTATTGAAAGATAAATTCGAAATAGATACTTTTACTTCTGTATTCGCTGCGTCTCCATCAGAGATTGAGATAAACTTAAATAGGTTGTAAACTTTATTACCTCTTAACTCAGAAACTAAGAAAGGAGTACTTGGTGATTTATATTGTGTTACTTTATAAGCGATAGATTGTGGGTTTTCACTTCTAGCATCTTCTAAAGCAATCAAGTTACAATTTAAACCACGAATATATCCTTGATTGTAAGCATAACTTAAACTAGCAGGATAAATTTCTTCAACAAACAAAGGAACCTCGTTTCTTGATTTTCCAAAGTTATCAACCCCTAATACCTTAGTGATATATTTTGATGAAGCTGCTGACATCGAAGTTTCAAAAGAGAAATTGTCTCCGTCTTTAGTCACACCTGAAATCAAGAAAGATTCAAATGGTGATTGTGTTACTCCTGAATATTGTTCAGTACAAACTAATTGAACATCAGATGTACCACTTACTTCATATATCGGACCATGTTGGTCACTATCTGCACTATTTGCAAAAAGAGAAATACCTCTCGAACGTAAGGTTGCAACAACCATGTTGTTATAATCAGGATAAGCCGTTCCTGAGAAAATGTAAGAGTTACCTGATACAGTACCAGTGAAGCTATCCCCGTTTGATGTCAAGTTAGTCACCGCATAATAGAATGAATAACCAGAATAATTATTTCCTGTGGTAACATCAAAGTTAGAATAATACCAAGGGTCATTTAAATCTGAAGATAAATCATTCGTAGCTAAGTTTACAGTATCTGAACCAAATTCATTTACTACGTTCGAATATACGTTAGTTAAATTGTAAAAATCATTTTCAGGAATTGCACCATATACAACTGAAGTAGTTGCTGATAATGATGGGTCATCCATGATTGAATCTAAATTAGTGTTGAAATCTAATTGGTAAGTTGATGTACTTCCATCAGATAATCTATATTGTGTATTAATATTTGATTGAACAAACGGTGGTAATGCATCACCAATAAATTGTACTGTATTACCAGATGATGAACCAGAAAATACAGCCGTCCATGGTGTTCCCGATAATGGATTAAGACCGATTGTTAACGGGTCTACGTTTGCTATCACCTTGATACTCCAAGATGGACCAGCATCATATCCAGACAATCCTAAAATTCTCGTAACGAAAAGTTGGTTAGATTGTTGTAGATAAGATTTGGCGATGTACGCCGCTTCATATTTAGGGATTTGTGTGTTAACAAATTTTGTAGGTTCTGTTCCCCCAAAATATGCTTGAAACTCATCGTAGTTGGTTATAAAAATAGGTTCGAATGCGGGACCTTTAATTGTTTCCCCCACCAATCCTAATGTAGTTACACCCACACTCTGAGCAACAAATGATAAGTCGGTTTCAGATGTGTATACTCCAGGTGATACATATACCTTTTGATTTACTTGTGTTGCCATTCTTTAAATTATTCTATTGCAGATTTATTTTATTGATAAATATTAGTGTCTGAATGAAAAAACTTGACTTTTGAATATCTATTTGTAAAGAGTATGAATTAATTCTGCCTTTTTTCTACCTATGAAAACAACCAAAGAAATAAAGAACATTAAAATATCACCTGAAGTACATGAGATACTGAAAAAGTACTGTGATAAACGAGGAATAAAGATTTATAAATTTCTTGAAAACCTAATCCTCGAAAAGTGTAAAGAAAAAAAAGATATATACGGAGAAGATTAAACTAACTTAGATTCGAACTTAATTAAAGATTCTTTTGTGTTGTCAGTTTTTACTATGTCTATTCTTAAAACATCGTTCGTTGTGATTTGAATTTCCTGTACATCACTACCATAATAATCTTCATTGATATAAACATCGTAACTTTCAACATTTGTTGAATCAATGAATGATAGGTTTGCTGTGAAATCAATAACATCACTCAAACTTGTTCTTCCTACAACATATAAAAAGTTAGATAAAAATTCATCAGGATTTTTTGGGAACTTGTCTCTTCTACCTTTCAATACTGTTGTATCCAACTCCATTATTTGTGCAACCCTTGCGATTGCTGGCTTTACTTGAAACTCTTCTTCGTCAATCAAATAACCCAACATTGTAAAATCATAATTTTGTATAAAATATTTTCTTGATTCTAATGTTGTTTGAGATTCATCAGAAATATTATTCATTATGATTGGAACGTACTGTCCTTTGATAAAGGTATATGCTTGTCTCGAAGAAAACTTCTGCATAACAATCTTATTGAGTTGATTCAACTCTCTCATTCTATTACAGATAATCTTCACACTGTAATTGATATCAACAGGAACTGGTTGAGGTATTGTATAAATGTCCATACCTTGTTCATTACCATTCCACGTTGGGACCGAGGCGTAATAAAATTGTTTTCTATTTGGTATTGTATATTGTAACGATGGGTTTGTTCCAAACTTAACCTCTGGTTGTCTTACCACTGTAATGAATGGAGGTTCAGGATTGAAGTCGAGGTTCGAAAACAAAGCTGTTTCAGAATATTGTGCCCAGTTCTGAGTCGTGATAATAATATCAACCATCGGGACAACTTTACCCGCGGTTACAACTTTTAATTCTTCTTTAACAAAATCTAACATTCCTCTGTCCAAATCCGCATGTAAAACCGATTTGGGTAAATACGTTCCATCTTTATTAATAAATTCAAGTAATTGTTCTCTACGAGCAGACAATTCTTTTTTTGGAACTAAAGGTAATGTAGGTTTAACCTGTTTTGGTAATGGCATCTTATTTCTTTACTACAAATAATTTATTGGTTGAATTAATCATATCAACTTCCTTTGCTGTGTATATTGGTTGGCCGCCTTCTTTGTAAACGAAGGTTTCGTGTTTATATGGGTTATATGTTATTATACTATTTGATGAAGGATTCGGAATATTTTTACAAGGATATTCGCAATACTCTAACAAATTTCCAATAACAAACGCATGTACGTTTTTTTGTTTTTCAGACCTAACTCTATCTCTACCACCTGTTCTAACTCTGAACTCAACGTCTCCCAATTTTACATAGTCCGCATGCATTATGACCTTATTATCATAAGACACAGAAAATGTTTTTTTATGTAGATTAAAGTATACCATAACTTTTTTACCTAAAAAAAGGGAATCGAATTGAGATTCTGTTATTACAACGTTCATTATATTCCTCTGAATTCGTTTTCACTTACGTATGTTGCCATAACAGTTCTATAGAACGGTTTATATCCACCATATGTATGCTTGTTATCGGACTTAACATAACCATCATCACTAACAACGTAATATCTAACTCGGTCCTCAGTTTCATAATACCCCAAATAATCACCTAAGAATATTTCAACCCCCAAATCATCAAGGGTTTTTTGATATATACTAAACCTCATATTACCTGGTTCCTGTTGTTCTATTTTAGAAGTACCAAGTAATTTGTTTGTCGGAGCCATAACCTGGACTAATCCTTTCAATTCAACAGGGGCTAAAAACTGTATTCCATCTTGCAAAACTTCACCATAAACATTGTCTGTTTCCGTTTTTATTCTATCGATACGATATAGAACTACGGTAAAGTTCATATCACCTAATAACCACTCCTCTCCCATACCGATATCTAAATCATAATCCTCGGCTCCGAAGAATTTACCTAACCTTGTTATTGGAACTAATTTTTGCATATATTGATAAATACTCATTATATAACTATATTTAACTCAAATATGAAAATTACACCTCCTACAAAAATTTACCTTAAGAATAGTTCCCTACACAATTTGGGAGTTTTTTCTTCACAACCAATACCGAAGGGTACGATAATAGATGTTTGCCCGTTTCTTTCTTTTCCTCAAAGTTACAATGAAAAGATACCGGTATTCTCTAACTACACGTTCTGTTTTCCAAGGTCTCGAGACTGGAGGGAACACGCATTGGTTTTAGGTTATGGGTCTTATTATAATCATTCAGAAACACCGAGTGTTGAGTGGTATACCAATGAAGAAGACAGAACTTTTATATTCTATGCGTTAAGGGATATAGATGAAGAAGAAGAACTATTGATAAACTATGGTAATGGAGTTCATTTCGAATAATGGAAAATATTAGTTTAGAATCAAAAGCTTTGTCTCTGTTAGAAACCTATGACGGGGGAAACAATTATTTGCTCGAACTAAAAAGAAAATCACAAATAAATAAAAAATTCTACCCAACAAGAAGTCAATCAGAGTATATAATTTCATTTCACGATAAACAACCAAAGGTTGCAAAAAAGTGGGTGATTCTTGATTCTTACTTCGCTCAAAAGATGGCGGACGATAAGTTGTATACTGAAATACCAAAAAAGGTATGGGTAGAAAAACTATTGGCCGACAAAGAAAAAGCGTACCACATTTGGGGAAAGGTGTTTGACCACGAAGAACTACACGACTTTTGGTTACCAAAAGCGGCAATCATTAAAGACAATACTGTAAAAGACGTTGTACTCAACTACGACAAATATTCCCACAGACCTCCATTGGAACATCAAAAAGAGGCAATCCAAAAACTTGTTGAAAATAAAAAGTTTATCTTGGCCGACGACATGGGTCTAGGAAAGACGACCTCAACAATTATTGCAGCATTAGAAACAGGTGCCAAAAAAGTCCTTATTATTTGTCCGGCAACATTGAAGATTAACTGGAAGAGAGAAATCGAAAATTACTCAGACAGGTCAATATTCATATCTGAAGGTAAAAGTTTCAGTACAGAACACGACTTTGTGATTATTAACTACGATATTATAAAAAACTTTCATGATACTAAGAAAAAAGATGAATCGCAAATTATTGATGCCCATTTTGATTTGGTGGTCGTTGATGAAGCACACTATATCAAAAATCCTACAGCACAAAGAACAAAATTAATTAACGATATCGCCAAAAGAGTTGATAGGTTATGGTTGTTAACTGGTACCCCAATGACATCAAGACCTATGGACTATTTCAATCTACTCAATCTTATTGAATCTCCTGTCGCCAAAAACTGGATGGCATACGCCATAAGATATTGTAGTGGATACCAATTCAATGTTGGTGGTAGGAAGGTTTGGAATGTGACAGGTTCTTCGAATCTTGAAGAACTCAGAGACAGAACCGTTGGTCTTGTGTTAAGGAGATTGAAAGAAAACGTATTGGACCTCCCCGAAAAGATTATTACCCCTGTCTATCTGAGATTAAAATCAAAGGCGTATGAAGAGGTTATGGGTGAGTATTACGATTGGTATGACAAAAACCCTGAGGAGTCCAAATCATTGACCGTACAATTTACCAAACTTACAAAAGTAAGACAAATTATTGCCGATGAAAAAATAAATGAAACGATTGAACTTGCTGAAAACATTATTGAGCAAGATAAAAAAGTAATCATATTTTGTAACTTTACAGATTCACTAAATAAAATCTGTCAACACTTCGGTAAATCAGCCGTGAAAGTTGACGGGTCCATGTCGAAAGCAGAAAGACAACACAGTGTTGATAGTTTCCAAGAAAACGAAAAGGTGAAAGTTTTTGTAGGAAATATAAAAGCGGCGGGTGTTGGTTTAACATTAACTGCTGGTGAGGCTGTGATAATGAACGACTTATCATTTTTACCATCAGACCACGCACAAGCAGAAGATAGAGCATACCGATACGGACAAAAAAATAACGTATTAGTTTACTATCCAATATTCGAAAACACAATCGAAGGTATCATATATGATATATTAAACAACAAGAAACAAGTAATCGCAACAGTGATGGGCGACAACCAAAACACCTCCGACACCGCGGAAGAAATTCTAAAGAGAATTAATGAAAATAGAAAATAACCAAACACTGGATTATTTATAATCAAAGAATAATCCAAACATGAATAAAATAGAAGAGAAGATTCAACAACTCGAGACACAAATAGTAGAACAAAAAGTTAACCGAGAAAAAGAGTTGTTAATCACAGAAATGAAAAAAATTGGAATAGAAAAATTACCCTATTCTTACTCAGCCCTGAAACAGTTCATTGACCCAGAGACGATGGACTTCCATTATAACAAACATTATAAAGGGTACGTAGACAAATTAAACGACGCATTAT